GTGGAAAAACTTGTGGAAGAGTTTGAAACAGAAAAGGAAGCTCACGAGGAAGAAAAGAAAAAACTGGAAGAGGAAATCTCCGACATGGAGAGTGAGTTGGAAGAGATTGCAAAAGAGCCGGCTGCAAGGATGAAAAAACAGGTGAAGGAAAAGAGAGGTGAGAGCAGAACAATGGAAACGAGAAAGAAATTTTTCGGAATGGACGCACAGGAGAGAGACGCATTTTTCGCAAATGAAGAGGTAAAAGAGTTCCTTCAGCGTGCGCGGGATCTGGCGATTCAGAAGCGCACGATTACCGGCGCGGAACTGACGATTCCGACGCAGGTACTTGAACTGATTCGTGAGAATGTGGAAAATTACTCGAAGCTGGTGAATCGTGTACGTGTACGCTACGTGTCCGGTAAGGCTCGTCAGAACGTTATGGGTGCATTCCCGGAAGCAGTATGGACGGAAGCCTGTGCTTCTTTGAACGAGCTGAGTTTCGGATTTACGCAGACAGAACTGGATGGATATAAGGTCGGTGGTATCATCTATATCTGCATCGCGACATTGGAAGATAGCGACTATGATCTTGCCAGTGAAATTATTACGGCGCTTGGCGCTGCGATCGGTATCGCACTCGACAAAGCGATTCTGTACGGAACCGGGGTAAAAATGCCTCTGGGCATTGTTTCAAGACTGGCACAGGATTCACAGCCTTCAGATTATCCGACAGTATCCCGTCCGTGGGAAGACTTAAGCGGAACCAATCTGATTACAATCAGCGGGAAAACCGGTCTCGCTTTATTCCAGGAACTGGCGAAATCCACGAAGGTTATCAAGGGAAAGTACTCCCGCGGCGTAAAATTCTGGGCGATGAACGAATCAACCTATACCGATCTCATGGTCGAAGCGATGAGTATTAATGCGGCCGGCGCTATTGTCTCCGCTCAGGGGGCGACGATGCCGGTAGTTGGAGGAGATATTGTTGTCCTGTCAGATGATATCATTACAGACGGCAATATTATCGTAGGATATGGCGATCTCTACTTACTTGCAGAGCGCGCAGGATCTTCCTTTGCACGTTCTGACGAATACCGTTTTGCAGATGATCAGGTAGCATTTAAAGGGACGGCGAGATATGACGGCGCTCCGATTATCGCAGAAGGCTTCGCGGCGATTGGTATCGGATCAGCGCCGGCGACCGATGCAACGTTCCCGGGCGATACAGCAAATGATACGACCTTGACCGATCTGTCGATCGGATCTCTGAGCTTATCTCCGACTTTTAATCCGGAGACGCTTTCCTATACGGCGACGGCAACTGCCGCATCTGATGCAGTGACAGCGAATCCAACACAAGCGAGAGCAAAGGTTACATTAACTTACAACGGAAAGAATTACCCGAATGGCGGAAGTGTAAAATGGCTGGCAGACAGCACCGCTCATCCACTTGAAATTGAAGTAGAAAATGGTGTCAGCGTTCGGACTTACACTGTACAGGTCACAAAGGGGGAATAATTCCCCCGACTGAGACCGGCCTGATCGGCTCGGGGGTCATCGGACAGGCTAAAATAGGAATGAAATAAGGAGGAAAGGACATGGCATATACTCCAACAACATGGGAAACGGGCGATTTGATCACTGCTGAAAAAATGAACAAACTGGAACAGGGGGTTCAAAATGAACAGGCGGGACCTGCTGGGGAAGATGGTGCCGCTGCAGGCTTTGGAACGCCAACGGCTACGGTGGACGCCAACACAGGAACACCTTCCGTGACGGTTTCTGCAAGTGGACCGGATACAGCAAAGGTTTTCACCTTTCAGTTCAAAAATCTGAAAGGCGAAAAAGGAGACTCCGGGGCGCAGGGACCTGCAGGACCGTCTTATACACTTCCTGCTGCAAATCCTACCACTCTGGGAGGAGTAAAACAGGCTGCTGCGGTAGCGGATGCAGCAGCAGCGCCGACAAAAGAGGAATTTAATGCACTTCTTACTTCTTTGCGAAACGCTGGGATTTTGGCAACTGGTGAGTAGCATGACACAAGAGGAGATTTTGGAAATCTTAAAAATAGACTTGGGGATTATCGGAGCGGCTTATGATACCATGCTGACGCAGTTGATCTCTTCGTCGAAATCTTTCATGAAACGTGAAGGAATACAGCTAACTGATAGCGTAGAAGATGGTCAGTTGATTATTATGTATGCGGCTTATCTTTTCCGTAAGCGAGCAACGGATGAGGGTATGCCACGTATGCTGCGCTGGGCTCTGAATAACAGACTGTTTGGAGGTGGCGCGAATGCTACTTGATGCGGGCATCGCGACTGTCTACCGGCAGACTCTGATTTCTGATCCGGGAGATATGCCAAGATATCAGTGGACGGAAATTTGGAAATCGTTTTATGGTGAAAAGACAGTAGGTCTTACGAGGTATTACGCCGGCATGGACCATAATGATCAAATAGATCTTCTGATTCAAGTGCAGCGAAACCGGGGTCTGTCTCCGGCGACAGACCGTGTGGAAATCGACGGGGAATATTATCGGATTACGCAGGCGCAGCATGTCATTGATGAAGAGGGATTACCGATGACAGACTTATCGCTGGAAAGGGTGGAGTCGCTTGAATGAAAGAGTAAAAGAAGCACTTTTGAGTGTATCAGAAAATGTGTTTTTGTTTACCGCAAAAGGGAATCAGAATCTCCCATATATCGTGTATGGCGTAGATGGAGAGAATCATCTGTTTGCATCCGATCGACGTGCGGAATTATGTGATGCAGGATATATCGATTTGTTTACGAAGAACGGAAGCGATCCATTGATCAAAAGCGTCCCGGAGGCTTTAGAGCTTGCCGGGGTTGCTTTTTATTTAAATTCAATTCAATTCGAAGAACAAACAGATTTGCTGCATTATGAATGGCGTTGGGAGTCGGTCTAATGGCAAGAATCAAAACCACGTTTTCGGACGGAATTAATGAATACCTTCAAACATTGAACCGGCTTGGCAAGGAAATTGAGGGAATATCCAAACAAGCGGTATATGAAGGAGCTAAGATCATTGCGGATGAAATCAAAAACAACATAGAAGCTTTGCCGACAGATGAAAAGTGGGGAACTCCGAAGAAAATGAAAGCGGGACCGACGAAGGCAGAGAAGGAAAATATTGCTCGGGGACTTGGTATTGCTCGCATTCAAGATAACAAAGGAACAATCAATACCAAAATTGGTTATGATGATGCTGGATATGATGAAAACAACAAACCGATCCAGATGATTGCCAGATCTGTCAATAGCGGCACATCCTTCATGAAAAAAAATCCGTTTTTTGAAAAAGGTGTACGGAACTCACGGAATAAAGCAAAGCAAAAAATGATCGAAGTTGCAGAAAAAGAATTAGAAAAAATCGCAAAGGAAAAGGAATAGGAGGGAAAAGACGATGGCAGTAATTGGTTTATCAAAGCCGCATTATGCAGTTTACACAAACACGAGCGGGACGGTTTCTTATGCAAACGGAGGGGTACTCGGAAAAGCTGTTGAGGTCAATCTGGAAATCGAGACCAGCGAGGACAATAATCTCTATGCAGATGACGGAATCGCAGAAACAGACAGAACATTCTCCAACGGCACACTGACACTTTCGACGGATGATTTGTCTCAGGAGGTATCCAAGGCGATCCTCGGGCTGAAGGA